CTCACCTCTTAAATCAGCAACAAATAATTACGATGGTAGTTCTTGGACTACATCAGGTAGTTCACCAAAATCAATTTACAATACACACGGAAATTCTGTTGGAACACAAACTTCAGGAGTAATGACTGGAGGAAGTGGACTATCTTCTAACCCACCTTTTGGAGTTGCAACTGTTCACTATGATGGATCTGTTTGGGCATCCGATGTAAACTCATTACAAGCTTATACTAATACGGGAGCTACATGGGGGACACAAAATTCACACGTATTTGCAGGAGGATATACTGGAACAGCAACTACTGCATTAACTCAAGAATACAATGTATCAACTAACACAATCACAGCAGCAGCATGGGCTAGTGGTGGAGCTTTACCAGCAGCTGTATATAATAGTGTTGGTGGAGGAACTCAAACAGCCTCTATATCAACAGGAGGAGATAATTCTGTTTCACCTCCTATAACAACTCAAACAGCAACAAATGAATACGATGGTTCTTCTTGGTCATCTGGGGGAGCTTTACCAGCGGCAAGAACAGATTTAGGATCTTTTGGACTACAAACTGCAAACGTGGTTTCTGGAGGTACTCCAAGTCCTTCAGGCTCTGCACAATCAACATCTTATGAATATGATGGTTCTTCTTGGACTTCTGGAGGTACGATGAATACTGCTAGAACATTTCACGGTGGCTCTGGAACTTTAACAGCTGGTGTTATATGTGGAGGCTCTGACGTGCCTGGAACACCAAAAAATAACACGGAAGAGTATGATGGAACTTCTTGGACTAGTGGTAATAATATAAACACAAGTAGAAGAGGAAATAGAAATTTTGGAACACAAACTGCTTCTGTTACAGTAGGAGGTGCTGCTCCAAGTTACTCAACAGCTGTAGAAGAATATGATGGAACTAATTGGACAAGTGGAAATGGAATACCTCAAGGAACGGCTTGGGGAGGAACAGCAGGTATTTTAACTGCTGGATTATTTTTTGGTGGAATAACATCACCTGGAGCTAGAACAGCTGTAACGAGCGGATATGACGGAACAAATTGGTCATCAAGACCCTCAATGGCTCAAGTAAGAAATTCACATGGTTGTGCAAATGCCACAACTTCAACTTCGGGAGCTGGGTTAGCTTTTGGAGGATATACAGGAAGTGCTGTAACAACAGCAACAGAAGAATTTACAGGAGAGACAGAAACAACTACAGCTCAAACATTGACAACTAGTTAATAAAGTATATATTAGATTACGAAAGGAAACATATGACAGAGAAAAGAAATATACATGCGTTAATTGAAAAAGAGGCACCTAGCTTAAATAATTTATTAGATCCAGAAGATGTAAAAGAGTTTAAGGCTATGACAGCCGAGCTCCGAGACACATGGACCAAGAAACAAGTTTTTAGAACAGAAACAGAAATGAGAATGTCTGTTCTACAAGATATGAAATATCCGACAAAGGCTGCAAAGTATTGGCAGTGTGTTAGAGAACAAAATGTATTTTTAGAAAATCTAATGTCCTTATCTTTTGAATGCAGAAGACAAGAGGCTAAAGTTAAATGGTTAGAGAAAAAAATAGAAACTGAACAAGACGAATATAAATTAACAAAATATCAAATAGATTTAGACGAAGCAAGATATGGTTTAGCTAATATGCAACTAGTGGCGAGAGATCGTATGAGAGAAATTAAACTTTGGTCTACATTAAAAAAAGAATTTAACGATGGATCATTTGATACTCAAGATGTTAACAAACACCAATTAGAATCATATCATCACGTTATGAAAAATAAAGCAGAGACATTAACATCGGGATCTAGTCAACCTGAAGTGTTTAATGTACTAGGTCAATTAAAAACAATAGAAAGAGTTAAAAAATCGGGAGAAATGATTTATAACAAGAAAGAACAATTAACACATGACCTTGGATCTAAACCAGAATAATTTTAATTTTGTATTTTTAGGTCAATCAGTATTAAAATACCAAGTGCCTTTAGATGTATACCAGATTATTAATCACATCTATGAAACAAAGTATCCAGAATTAAAACCTGCTAATAAACAATTAGTAGGTAAAATAGAAAAAGAACATAGTTTGTTTTTTGATGGTGAGGACACTAGTAAAATGACTAGACATAATCATTTACCTAATAATGTATTAGAGTGGTTTGGATTAAAATTTAAACATTATTTAGAATGGAACAGAGTAAAAGGATATAAAATGCATTTAAATTCTATATGGGTTAATACTATGTTTGAACATGAATATAATCCTGTGCACGTGCATCAAGGATCATTGTTTACAGGTTTATCTTCTGTTATGATTTTAAAATTACCTCAGAGTTTTGGTGTAGAATATTCTGCAGCTGATTCACCACAGAATGGTAGATTACAAATATTAGGATCAGCTAGTGGTATGTTTTCTAATATAGATTATCAACCTGAAGTAAAAGAAAGAGATTTTTTTATATTTCCTTATGATATGAGACACACAGTTTATCCATTTAATGGACCAGGATATAGAAGAACTTTAGCTGCAAACATGGATGTTAATTATAACCCAATAACAAATAGAGGAGTGATTTAATGTACGAAAATAGACATATTACAGAACCCAAATGGAAGAGTTGGATTGTGCAAACAACAACGCCCTTGTTTACACCAGATCAATGTAAACAGATTATAGAGTGTGGACATAAACAACCACCACAAACAGCACAAATAGGTATGAATAAACCTGGTGGTGGCACAGATACAAAGAAAAGAGTTACAACAATTAGTTGGATACCATTTAAAGAAATGGAACACATGTATCGTGATCTTAATAACTTTATACAAAAAGCAAATGAAAATCATTTTGGTTTTGGAGATATACAAGTTACTGAACAAGCACAATTTACAGAGTATCCAGAAGGAGGATTCTATGATTGGCATATGGATTGTGATGTAAACATGCAACATGAACCACCAGTTAGAAAAATATCAATGACTCTTTTATTAAACGATCCATCTGAATTTGAAGGTGGACATTTAGAATTAATGTCACCAGGTAGTTTTGGAGAACTAAAACAAGGTCATGCTATTATGTTTGCCTCTTTTATAAATCACAGAGTACAACCGGTAACACGTGGTGTTAGACAATCACTTGTTGTTTGGTTTGGGGGTAAACCATTTAGATGATTAAAGAACAATTTTTTCCAACGACTATATATGGTAAAGATGTAAAATTAAATAATCAACTTTTTGCTAATGAAATAGTTGAGTGGTCTAAAAGAGATCCTGGTGTTAAAAAAACAAATCGTAATGGTTGGCATTCTACAACCGAAATGCATAAAATGCCTGTGTTTGAGCCTTTAGTAAAAGAATTATTTATTATGATGAATGACATATGGAAAGAGGAATATCTAGACAGAGAACCTCTATTAGGAAATATGTGGGCTAATATAAATCCACCAGGCGGATCTAATGCTCCACATATACACCCCAATAGTTTATTTAGTGGTGTGTATTATATAAAAGCTCCAAAAAAATCAGGTAGTTTTGTTTGTAATGATCCTAGACCAGGTGTGCAATTAAATATGCCTATAAGAAAAAAAGGTCAGCCACCAAAACATTTATGGAGAGAAGTGCATTTAGAACCTATTGAAGGTAGAATTATAATATTTCCGTTTTATCTTTGGCATAGTGTTGAACCTAATCAATCAAATGATATAAGAATATCAGTAAGTTTTAATTTTATACAACATGGCTTTCAATAAATATCACGTAATAAAAAACGCAGTAAGTTACGAATTAGCTAACTTTATATTTAATTATTTTTTATTAAAAAGAGATGCTGTTAATTTTATGTATAGAAATAATATTACCTATGATAATAGTATGTTAGGAACTTGGACAGATCAACAGATTCCAAATACATATTCACATTATGCTGATTTTGCTATGGAAACATTATTAGTAAAAATGTTACCTGTAATGGCAAAAGAAACAGGACTAGATTTAATACCAACATATTCATACGCTAGAATATACAAAAAAGGTGATGAATTAAAAAGACACAAAGACAGACCCTCTTGTGAGATATCTACCACTTTAAACCTCGGTGGAGATCCATGGCCTATATTTATCGACGGCACGGGGGCTGACAGCGTCATAGACGAGTATAAAAACATACATAAGCCCAATGCACCCAAAGGCACCAAAGTCTTGCTTGAAGTAGGAGATATGCTAGTATATAGTGGATGTGAATTAGAACATTGGAGAGAACCTTTTGAAGGGGATACTTGCGGACAAGTGTTTCTTCATTATAACCATGTAAATGGTCCTTTTGCTGAAAAGAACAGGTTCGACAAAAGGCCAATGTTAGGTCTTCCGTCTATGACGAAGGCATAATATAATGAGGTTATATGCTACAAAAAATAGGGTTTCAACCTGGAATCAATAAACAGCTAACGCCAACAGGAGCAGAAGGTCAATGGATCGACTGTGATAATGTTAGATTTAGATATGGCACACCAGAAAAAATAGGTGGTTGGAAACAACTTGGTGATGATAAACTAACAGGCGCTGGCAGAGGTCTTCATCATTTTGTAAATAGTAAAGCTAGAAAGTATGCAATTATTGGAACAAACAGAATTTTATATGCATACTCTGGTGGTGTATTTTACGACATACATCCAATTAAATCTACAACAACACTTACAAGTGCATTTACTACGACCAATGGATCGTCAACTGTTACCATAACTTTCTCTAGTCCTCATAATATTGGAGAGCAAGATATTATATTGTTAGATAATTTTAGTTCTATTACTAATTCTAATTTTGCAGCATCAGATTTTAACGATAAAAAATTTATGGTAACGACTGTGCCAACAAGCTCAACCATTACAATTACCATGCCATCAAACGAATCGGGATCTGGTGCAACTACATCAGGTGGTATTAGAGTGCAGCACTATTATCCTGTTGGACCAGCTGTACAAGCAAAAGGTTTTGGTTGGTCTCTTGGATCTTGGGGTGGTGAAGTAGCTGGTGAACCTACAACTACATTAACAAATGGAATTAATGATACTGTTACAACAGGAATAATATTAGGAGATGTATCACAGTTTCCAAGCTCTGGTACTAACTTTATAAAAATAGACAACGAGGAAATATCTTATACAGGTATATCTGGTAATGAACTTACAGGTGTAACTAGAGAAGTTAGAGGTACAACAAAAGCTGCACATAGTGGTGGAGCAACTGTTACCAGCACAACTAACTTTGTTGCATGGGGTGAGGCAGCATCTGGAGACTTAGTATTAGAACCAGGTATGTGGTCATTAGATAATTTTGGTGACAAAGCAATTTGTTTAATTCATGACAGTGCTGTATTTGAATGGGACTCTGCTGCAACAAATGCAGAATCTACAAGAGCTAGTATTATATCTGGTGCACCAACTGCATCAAGACATATGATAGTATCTACACCGGATCGTCACTTAGTATTTTTTGGAACAGAAACAACAATAGGAACACCATCAACACAAGATGATATGTTTATTAGATTCTCGGACCAAGAAGATATAAATACATATACTCCAACGGCAACTAACACAGCTGGTACACAAAGACTAGCCGATGGATCACAGATTAGAGGAGCAATCAGAGGTAGGGATGCAATCTATGTTTGGACTGATACAGCATTATTTACACAACGTTTTGTTGGTCAACCATTTACGTTTGCGTTTGCACAAGTAGGAACTAACTGTGGACTTGCAGGACAAAATGCATGTGTGGAAGTTGATGGTGCTGCGTACTGGATGTCAGAGAATGGTTTCTTTAGATATGCAGGTAAGTTAGAATCACTACCATGTTTGGTGGAAGATCATGTTTACGATAATATAAATTTAGAATCTGGTAACCAAATGGTGTCTGCAGGTTTAA